CTGTTGGTTTTCTACCCTTTTGTGCTTGGCTCATTCGAAGTTTTTGATCAACTGTACGCTTTTTACCTGTATTTTTTGCTACTCTTTTTTCTATAGTTTCGGTAGTAGCTATTCTTCCAGATACACCTTCACCGCCATCAGTTAGATTTCTAAGTATACCAGTTCCTAAGTCTTTTCTTCCGTGGCATGCAATAAGCTCAATTTCTAACCTAAATGCATCCTCTTCAGATAGATTTTTTTTAATCAGTTGTATTCTATTATTATCAGCAGGCTTGGGTGTGGTTCTATTATTGATATAGGCCCTATTACCTTTTCCTTTGCCGATGTAATACGGAGTTCCGTCTTCCCTAAGATATTGATAAACATAATAATTATTCATAAATTTATTTATGTGGTTTACCTTTTTTCTAAAAAAAAGGTAATCCCGACTTCTTAGTAGTCTCTAAATTCTCTTTGACAATGTTGTTGACAATTTCTCGTTCGCGACTACTCATGTTCATTCCTTCAGAGTAGGACAGACCACCGCGCATGTACCAACACAATTTTAATACTTCGCTGCGTATGCTCATGGCCTCCTTTTCCATGCCGTCGATCAGTTTGACAATTTGCTCTGTGTCTAATGTCAGGAGGCGGCTACGAAAAAATTAGACATGTCCAAGGTAAAAATCTGGCGATACTGATGTGTACACGACGGACACGTGATATCCAACGGCTGTATCTCGCTGGATTCCCTCAGTTTGATCACAAAATCTCGTATGCTGTTGAAAACAACACGGTCGCAATTGACAATAAATTCTTCAATGTGTTCTTGTTCTGTAACAATGGCAGCAGGGGTTCTGATTTCGGTAATGCTTTGGCTTATGGCCTTGACAGTGACTTCCACCAAGGTTTTCATCATGGCGTTCATTTTCTCAATCTTGTCTTTTTCTGCAAGTTCGGTACTTTCGTTTACCATCTGCAGTGTCTTTTGCTGCTCAAACTGTTGCAAGCTGTTGTCAACCATTTCGCGATAATTAAGCGGCCTAAAATGAAATGTAAGATCACCTTGGGTCAACGGTTTATTATAGTCACTAGACTTCAGCCTGTCGACAACACCGCGCAAATCTAATCCAAAATCATGTTCTTCGCCGCAGGCTGGACATGTAGAACCAATATCCATGTCGTGACCGTAACTGGCGATACGAATAGCTATCAGCAACACATCGACATCGGGCGCAGGAACAGCCCATGCCTGTTTGATATTTGGAACACAACTTTTGATAACTCCCACCACTGCTTCCCCGTTGAACAAGGCATCTGGTGTGCGATAACTGATTTCGTCGATGGCAGTCATGGGCAACACAGGTATTTCGCCGTTAACCGGGTAATCGAGCGACCCGGGTAGCCAGTGTTGGCCTTGACTGGGCAATCGAATATAAATTGCCGGTTGGCGAAAAAATTTCGATAAGGGATTTGAATTCATAGCGATCCTTTGAGCAACGCAGTTACTCGTTGTTTGATAAATTCAGGCTGTAGGCCTGTGTATATTGGTTAGCACAATTGCTGCAGGTCACTGCAGCAGGTTTGAGTTCTGCTGGGGCACGGCGAGCAATAATGTTGTTTTGCAGTTGCATGTAAACCGTACGATCGCAGTTGCGTAACCATTCTGCTATGTGTTCTGGATCGCGAACTTCGGCCTCAGGAGTTTGCACCGAGTGTATGTTTTTTGTCAGCACCTGGGTGGACAACGATCTAACTTTGGTCAACAGTTCGTCGATTTTTTCTGCTTGATTGACAGGATCGGCGTTGTCTTGTAGCAGGCGTTCGGCATCTATATCGCTAAATTGATTTTGATTTATGTCAGTTATTTCGCGATAAGTGATAGGCTTAAAAAATACTTTAAGATCAGCAATTTGTTCGGGTATATCGTAGTCAACTGACGAAATCTGGTTAATAGCATCTGATAAATTAACAGATATTTTTTCTTCGTGCTGACAAGCAAGGCATTGTGCAGCCACAGACAGTTCTGGACCGTGTGTGGCTATCTTGATTGCAGTCAACAGTTTGTCGATGTCAATGACTGGTACTGCCCAGGCATCTTTGATGTCGGGAACACAACTTTCAATCACAGATACAACAGCAGTACCGGTAGCTTGTCCAACGTCTGACATAAACACCAACTCATCCTGCCTGGTCATGGCCAACACAGGATACTGATTATTTTCCGACGGATTGATGGCATTTTTGGAATAGAACTTTCCGCCGCTGGGCAACGACACCTGCAGCACAGAATGTCTAAAGTATTGGTTTAACGGGTTTGGAGTCATGGTTTGTTTGCCAGGTAAATATATCTGTATACTTATAGGCTAAAACGGTGGACGAACAAAAAATCAATGACCTAATTTACGAGATTCAAATTCTTGTCAGTACTCTCAGTAAAGGCAGCACAGCCACTAGCAGTAGCACCACCACCACCAGCAACAAAGGGATGACCGACAAGAGTGCTACTCAATTGATTGCGGCGCTGGGAGTCTTGGCTTCTAAATTAGGCGGTGCTGCTCGTAATCGCAAAGAAGAAATTCGAGCAGCTAACGATTTTGCCAACAGTGTAACAGTTGCTGCCAATCGCGCAGAAAAAGCAGCAGAAAAGCAAGCAAAAAAATCAGAAGATTTTGCCAACGCTGCTGCTGCAAATGCAGAGCAGCTTAGACGTGCTAGTTTGTCTGCAAAACAAATAGCACAAGACCAAGCCAATGCTAATAAACAATCAATAGTAGAAGCAAATAGATTAAAAAACGCAACCGACAATCTCAAACGGGGCATGGACGACGCCTATAAATCCATTGCTAGTTTAGTAGCAAACACTCAAGCATCTACTCATGACTATGCATCTGCTATGTCAAGCGCAGCTACACCAGTATTAAAATTTGCTTCTCTAATGGGTGGCCCAGTTACCAAAGGCTTGAGTTTTTTTGGCCAAGCATTAATTCAATGGGGAGTAGCAGCAGCCAAGCAAGCTGATCAACAATTTAAGGCATTTGATCGATTAGCTAAAGTTGGCGGTAGCAGTATTGGGAGTCTCCGAGAGCTATACGAGCTGACTAAATCTTTTAACTACACATCAAACGAATTAGATAAACTTGGTGATGTTTTAGTTGCAAATAGTGACAACATTGCATTGCTTGGCAAAGGATTCACTGATGGCAGCAAAGGCATTGGCAAAGTTATGTCCCAGTTTAGTGCTGGCGCAGATTCTTTTAGAGAACAATTTCGTGCGCTAGGCATGGCCTATGAATCACAAAACGAAGCTTTGATGGGATATGCTGCCAACGAAGCCAGGCTGGGCCGAGCACGTCAATTACAAGATAAAAATGCTGGTGCAACATTTGCTGAATATTTAAAAAATGTTGAAGCTATTACCAGGCTAACTGGTGCCGATCGTGCAAAACAAGAAGCTGCGCAGGCTAAAACACTAGCTAAAGAGCAGTTCAGAGTCAGATTAGAACAAGCCAAGGCCCCAGGCGGCGATCCAAAAGAACTTGCAAGATTAACTAAAATCCAAGAAGCAATTACATTGGCTAGCGCATCTGGTGCAGAAGACGTGGCAGATCAGCTTCGTGCCTTAGCCGGCGGATTTATAGGAGCCAAAGGCGGCGAAGGTATTACACAACTGCTGGGCGGCGAAGCGTCGGCAATGCTGGACAGTTTAGACGAAAACACAGACGCTTTGGCGTTTGTTAAAAACTTGCTTGCAAAAACTACTCAAGCTCAAATTGGTGCTTTTGGAACACTAGGGCGTGTCGGCGGGCTGGAATCCCAGACTGGTATTGGTGTAGGACAAACAGCTGACGCAGCCGCACGCCTCGGCGACGAAAAGACTCTTGCAGCAATAAGAGCAAAAATTGAAGAACAACTCAGGTCACCTGATCCCATACTCAGAACAAAAGCTGAGACAGACAAAGCTACTTTAGAAAAAGGTCAGAATCTTCAAGATTTTATTCAAGTAGCAATTCCTGCTGCAACCACGGCTACTAATATATTTGCTCGGGCATTATCAAACGCAACTGAATTTCTTGCAACTAAAAAAGATTCAGCACTAACAAAATCGTCCGACGATGCCAACTATAAAGCCATGGGATTAATAGACAAGAGTTTTTCTCTTGTGGCACGCGGCTTAGAAAATGTTGCTGATATAGTTGGGTTAGACTATGTGGCTAGTCAAGCCCGGGGTAACCGTATTGAAAACGAAGGAAGATATTTTAAAGATTTAGTTTCAAGAAAATCTAAAGCTGCCCAAGAAGCAGGAGTTGAATCTGGGCTAACTCAAGAGCAAATTGCAGCAGCCGCAGCTCGATCAGTAATAGAAAACGCACCAAAATACGCCACTGGCGGTATTGCTTCGGGCCCTGGTAGTGGACACTTGGCCATGCTGCACGGTACAGAAGCTGTTATACCTTTAGCCGGTGGTGGCATACCCGTAAAATTGTCCGGTGGCGGTGGTATAGAGTCAGGCCCGGTGTTCAATCCACAAACAGAAACCAATTTCTTATTGGAAAAAAACAACGAAGAACTGGTCAAGGCCAACGTGACGCTGAGTCAAATGCTGGAAGCTATAACTGGCGGCGCTACAGTAACCGGAGGCGGCGGCGGTGGTGGTGGAACCTCCGAAAAAGTTGCTCAAGAAGCATTAGCCGAACATGATCATGCACACCCGCATGAACCTGCTGCTGCTGCAGATCCTGAACTGGCTAAACAGATTGGCAAGATTGTAATGCCACTGGAAAAGATGAATGTAACCAGCGGCTTTGGTAATCGCACAATGGATGGCAAAGTGCAAGGACACGGTGCCATCGATCTAGCAGGCAAAATTGGTGACAAGGTCATGGCACCAATATCGGGCATAGCCAGAGTATTGAGCGAAAAAGAATCTGGTGGCTACGGCAACATGGTTGAAGTCACTGATGAGAAAACAGGTGTCAAGCACATGCTGGCTCACCTGGACAAGAGCATGGTCAAGACTGGTGAAGTGATCAAGGCTGGCCAACAGATCGGCACCTTGGGCAACACAGGCAAAAGCACAGGGGCTCACCTGCATCACGAAATGCGGGATAAATTTGGCAAAAAAATAGATCCTACCCAGTTTTATTCAGGTCCTGGATTTGGATCAACAGCAGGCGGAGCTGCTACTGGAAACCCCAACATTGCCAGACAAGGTCGAAGAGCAGGAGCAACTCAGTACCCTGCTGCACCTGATATGATGTCAGGCGAACTTGGCAAAATGTCTGAGAAATACGAAACCGGCGGTCGCGGAAGTGGAACAGTAGGTTGGGACAAAGTAGGCGGCACCAGCTACGGAAAATATCAAATAGCATCCAAAGTGGGTGCCATGAAAGACTTTCTCAAGTTTGCAGAACAGTCAGGTCGCGGCGATGTTGCTAAGAAATTACGAGATGCAGGCGCAGAATCCGATACAGGCGGAACCAGTGGTAAATCAGTGGACGTTTGGAAACAAATGGCTGCCAGCGGCGAACTAGGTGATCTAGAATCTCAGTTTATTAAACAAAAAAGTTTTGATCCAGCAATGGCTGGTCTCAAAGACAATGACCTCAGAAAGAGAATTGAAGGCAACAAAGCCCTTAAAGAAATGATGTTTAGCACCAGTGTGCAGCACGGCGGTGGCGGTGCTGCTGGCATCATGAACAAAGTCTACAAAAAAGGCATGAGTGACGAAGACCTCATCAAGGCAACTTATGCAGAACGTGGCACCAGATTTGGCGGCAGCACCGCCGAAGTACAAAAAAGTGTTAAAAATAGATTTGTAAGCGAAGAAAAAGATGTAATGGCCATGTTGGGCATGCCAGCCGGTAACGGTGTTCCGGGGGCAGCCCCAGGCGCACCAATGGTTGCAGGTGCACAATCTGGTCCTAGAACCACAGGTTCCTTGAGATCAGCCCTGGGATTACCCGAAGGTAGCGCAGGTGCAGGTGCAGGTACAGGTGGATTGATGGGCATGTTGGGCGGCATGTTGGGTCTGGGAGGATCAACTACAGGACAAGCTGGAATCACGGCCGGTGGAGCTCCTGGCGCAATTGGATCTGATATCTCGGCTATCACACAGGCTATGGAAGCACAAACAGCAGCAACACAAACAGCTATTACGTCAGGCATGGAAAATCTCACAACACAATTGGTAGATAAACTGGGAGGTGCCGGTGGCACCAATGATCCTGCAGTGCCAACCTTGTTGGGAGAAATATTGGCTGCACAACGCGATCAAACCACAGCTATCAACAAACTAATTCAAGTTAGTACTGCGTAATGAATAAGTATATAATTGTAAATTACGGATTAATAAATGGCAGACTCGCAAAAAAACAGTAAAGGCGGCTGGCGCAAGTACTTCAAAGTAGCCAACGTAGGCGGAGAACTCAGTCCTCTCAGCGGCAAAGGTTCTGATGGCTTGCCTGGATACGGGCGTCAAGATGGACGTGATCCCTTGCGCGGCCATGCTGATGTGGTTTATCGCAACTATGCAAGTCGTTTGCCCGAAGTGTATTCTGGTCACCCAAATCGTATCGAACGTTATAATCAATACGAAAACATGGACAGTGACAGTGAAATCAATGCTTGTCTGGACATTTTGGCAGAGTTTTGTACTCAAACCACCAACGGCGAAGCAGTACCGTTTCAAGTAAACTATTCTGACAAGCCCACAGCCCACGAAATTGAAATTATTAAAAAACAATTGCAGCAATGGGTCAAGTTGAATAAACTGGATCAACGCCTGTTTCGTATTTTCCGCAACACACTCAAGTACGGAGATCAAGTGTTTGTGCGTGATCCTGAAACATTTGAAATGTACTGGGTTGACATGACCAAAGTTGCTCGAGTGATCGTAAACGAAAGCGAAGGCAAACAGCCTGAGCAGTATGTGATTCGTGACATCAATCCCAACTTTCAAAATTTAAGCATTGCTGTAAAAACTACCACTGATTTTCAATCTACACCACCGTCGGGTGCGTATGTAGCACCTTTCAACTATACAGCACCCAACGCCGGTGCTGGCGGCCAAGGCAGCGGCGGCAGTAGATTTTCAGCAGCCATGAACGAAACTGTAGTAGATGCTAAACACGTGATTCATCTAGGACTAAGCGAAGGTTTAGACTTTTACTGGCCGTTTAGTATGAGTGTGTTGGAAACAATTTACCGAGTGTTCAAGCAGAAAGAACTGCTGGAAGATGCAGTGTTGATTTATCGTGTGAGTCGTGCACCTGAACGTAGAATTTTTAAAATTGACGTAGGCAACATGCCCAGTCACATGGCTATGGCCTTTGTGGAACGTGTCAAAAACGAAATACATCAGCGCAGAATTCCCAGTCACACCGGTGGCAGCAGCGGTCAAAACATTATGGACAGCAGCTATAATCCACTCAGCATCAACGAAGACTATTACTTTCCACAAACTGCAGATGGCCGAGGTAGCAGTGTTGAAACCTTGCCAGGCGGTAGTAATCTAGGCGAGATTGATGACTTAAAGTATTTCAACAACAAGATGTGCCGTGGTTTGCGTGTGCCCAGTAGTTATTTGCCAACTGGGCCTGACGATTCAGATCGCCCTATGAATGACGGACGAGTAGGAACTGCATTAATTCAAGAGTATCGTTTTAATCAGTATTGCGAACGTTTACAACGACTAATCATCAACAAACTAGATGACGAATTCAAGATGTTTATGCGCTGGAGAGGCTTTAACATAGACAGCAGTCTGTTTAGCATTGCATTTAATCCACCGCAGAACTTTGCCAGCTATAGAGAAGCAGAACTGGACACCACCCGTGTTTCTACGTTCCAAGCTCTAGAGCAAATTCCTTATATGAGCAAGCGTTTCTTGCTCAAACGTTACTTAGGGTTAACCGAAGAAGAAATTCAGGAAAACGAAACGTTATGGAATGAAGAAAGAACAGATGCTGAGTTGCCACCCACTAGTGGTCAGGATCTGCGTGGTGTTGGAGTGACCCCAGCTGACTTCGAGGCTGATATTACCACCGGTGAAGAAATGAATACCATGGGTGCTCCAGGATCAGAAGCAACTGGTGGTGCTCCTGCACCAGGAAGTCAGCCAGGAGCAGCAGTGGCTCCCGGTGCAACAACTCCAGCTCCGGGCTAAATATCATTATGATACTGACAGAATTATATCAACGCTCGCCTGAAGCTTACCAAGACGTAGCACAAGACAATACCCAGCCCAGTCTGGGTGCATTGCGCAAGACCAAGCTGACTCTGCGTCAAATCAACAAGCTGCGTAGAATGAACGACGTTAGGTCGTACGAATTCAAAGAAAAATTAAAAAAAGTCAAACAGCAGTATGCGCCTCCGGCACAGCCCATGGTCTAGCAATTTTTTAAAATACTAAGAAACATTATAAAAAGGCATAAAATATACCTGTTATCTGGTATGTTTATGCCTTTTGGTGTAAATATACAACAGAGCCATTACATCGGAGGTCCTCATGAATAAGTTTGAACAACTCATTGAATACGTAATCAATGACGACGAAGCCAAAGCACGTGAACTGTTTCACGACATCGTAGTTGAAAAAAGTCGTGCCATCTACGAAGAAATGATGCAGGAAGAAGAAGAACAAATTGAAGAAGACATGGACGAAGAACTCGACGAAGAAGTTGAGGAAGTTGAAGAAGGCATGGGCGGCGATCAAGCCGGCGACCTGATTGACGATATCGAAGTAGAAGAAGAAGGCATTTCCATGGAAGGCGATGACGACATGGACAGCGAAGACCACCACGATGACATGGGTGGCGACGAAGAATTAGAAGATCGTGTGGTTGATCTGGAAGACAAACTGGACGAACTCATGGCTGAATTTGAATCTCTCATGGGCGGTGATGACATGGGCGGTGACGAAGAAATGGACGTTGAAGTCAGCGATGAATTTGACACTCCCGACATGGACAGCGAAGAAGTTGTTGACGACGAACTCGAAACAGAAGGCATGTACGAAAACGTCAGTTTGAAGGCTGTATCAAAGCCAACACACGGCGACAACGGTGCCAATACAAAAAGCCCAGTAGCTGCTAACAGCGGTGCTAAGGGCATGGCTGCCAAGCCAGTTCGCGCAGGCGGCGACGGCGGCAACGGACGTCCTGCTCCTACAGCCAAAGACATGGGCAGTACAACACAGCCCAACGTAAAACCTGCTCCCAAGCCACACCTGGCTCAGGCCGCAGGTGTCAATACTAAATCTGTAACCAACTAAGGAACCAGGTAAATGGCTCTTTACCTTAGAGAAAACTTGACTTTCGACGCTGCCCGCATGGTTGTGGAAGGCGCCGAAGGCAAGGATCTTTACATGAAAGGTATTTGCATTCAAGGTGGTGTCAAAAACGCCAATGAGCGTGTGTACCCAGTGAGCGAAATTGAGCGAGCTGTTGGTACCCTTATGGAACAGATCAAGGCTGGCAGTTCAGTTCTAGGCGAACTGGATCACCCAGATGATTTAAAAATTAACTTGGACCGCGTTTGTATCAACATGATAGAAATGTGGATGGACGGGCCCAACGGTTTTGGCAAAATGAAAATATTGCCAACACCCATGGGAAATCTCGTCCGCACACTGCTGGAAAGCGGTGTGAAATTGGGAGTTTCGAGCCGAGGTAGCGGTAACGTTAACGAAGCGAACGGACATGTCAGTGACTTTGAAATAGTCACTGTGGATGTGGTTGCCCAACCATCAGCGCCTAATGCTTATCCAAAAGCCATCTACGAAGGCTTGTTGAATATGCGCCACGGGCATCGCCTGCTAGAAATGTCACGCGAAGCTGGGTCGGACAACAAGGTACAGAGATTTTTGAAAGAGGAATTAAAACGCCTTATCAAAGATCTCAAAATCTAGGAGAAATAGATGTTTGATGCTATTAAACCACTGCTAGATAGCGGACTCATTAACGAGGACGTGGGACAAGAACTCAACGAAGCTTGGGAATCTAAACTCACAGAAGCTCGCGAACAGTTACGTGCAGAACTCCGCGAAGAGTTTGCACAACGCTACGAGCATGACAAGACAGTAATGGTTGAAGCCCTAGATCGCATGGTAACAGAAGGTCTTGCACAAGAGATCCAAGGCATTGCTGCTGAAAAGCAACAACTAGCCGAAGATCGTGTCAAGTTCCAAGCCAAAATGAAAGAAAGTTCTGTAAAGTTCAACGACTTTATGGTTTCCAAATTGGCTGAAGAAATTGGCGAACTGCGCAAAGACCGCCGTGTTCACACCGAAGGTTTCCAGAAATTGGAACGCTTTGTTGTTGAAGCACTGGCCCAAGAAATCATGGAATTCCAACAAGACAAGCGTGATGTCGTAGAGACAAAAGTGCGTCTGGTTCGTGAAGCCCGTGGTAAATTGGAAGCTCTCAAGGCTAGATTCGTTACAGAATCTGCTGCCAAAATGAGCCGCGCTGTTGCTGGGCATCTTAAAGCTGAAATGAGTCAGTTGCACGAAGACATCAAGGTTGCTCGCGAGAACAATTTTGGACGTCGTATTTTTGAAGCGTATGCTGCAGAGTTTGGTTCAACATATCTCAACGAGAATGCTGAAATTCGAAAACTCAGCCGTGTAGTTGCTCACAAAAATCAGCAACTGGAAGAAGCAACACGAGTCGTCGAGGCAAAACAACGCCTGGTCGATTCCAAAGAGAAAGAAATTCGTATTATCAAGGAATCCACACAGCGCGAAAGCACCATGGAAGAATTGCTTGCACCTCTCAACGAAGAGAAGCAGGAAGTAATGCGCAATTTGTTAGAAAGCGTTCAAACAAGTCGTTTGAAAGGCGCTTTCGAGAAGTATCTACCAGCTGTGCTGAACGATGCAAGCAGCAAGAACCGCAAGGTCATTGCTGAAAGTGTTCGCGAAGTAACTGGTGATAAAACCGTCAAGGCCGCAAAAGAAGAAGACCGTTCCAACGTGATCGACATCAAGCGCCTGGCAGGTCTTTAATTAGAGGAGACTTAAATGTCACAAGAACTGTTAGAAAGCCGTTGGGACGAGACCAAAGAAGCCCTTATGGAAGGCCTCAAAGGTAGCCGTCGTAACACAATGGGCGTTATCTTAGAAAACACCCGCAAGTACCTAAAAGAAAACGCAAGTGCAGGTTCAACTGTATCAGGCAACATCGCCACACTAAACCGTGTGATTCTGCCTGTTATCCGTCGAGTCATGCCAACTGTTATCGCTAACGAGTTGGTTGGCGTTCAGCCAATGACTGGTCCTGTTGGCCAAATTCACACATTGCGTGTGCGTTATGCCAGCACAATGACAGACCAAACAGCAGCAGCAACATCAGTTGTAGCTGGTGAAGAAGCACTGTCACCTTTCAAGATCGCTGTTGCTTACTCAGCAGGCGCTCGTGGTGCTGACAACGCTGCAACAACACAAACTGCTGCACAAGGTTATTCTGGTGCACAGACAGCAACACTTGAAGGCAATGGCGGACGTCAAATCTCTGTACAGATCCTCAAGCAAGCTGTTGAAGCTAAAACACGTAAGCTACAAGCTCGTTGGACTTTTGAAGCTGCTCAAGACGCACAAGCAATGCATGGTATCGACGTAGAAGCCGAAATCATGGCAGCTTTGGCTCAAGAAATTACAGCTGAAATTGACCAAGAGATCCTGTTGAGCCTGCGTTCGTTGGCCACAACTGAGTTTACATACAACCAAGCTACTGTTTCTGGTACTGCTACATTCGTTGGTGACGAACATGCTGCTCTAGCTGTTCTGATCAACCGTGTTGCTAACCTGATCGCACAACGCACACGTCGTGGTGCAGGTAACTGGGCTGTTGTGTCACCTGCTAGCTTGACTGTTCTTCAGTCAGCAACAACATCAGCATTTGCACGTACCACAGAAGGTACATTCGAAGCACCTACAAACACCAAGTTTGTTGGTACATTGAACGGCGCAATGCGTGTGTTCGTTGACAGCTACGCTAGTGATAGCACACCTGTGTTAGTTGGTTATAAGGGTTCGAGCGAAGCTGATGCAGCAGCGTTCTATTGCCCATATATCCCCCTAATGAGCAGCGGTGTTGTTCTGGATCCGTCAACATTCGAACCAGTCGTAAGCTTTATGACGAGATACGGATATATCGAATTGACAAACACAGCATCAAGCTTCGGCAATGCTGGAGATTATGTCGGCGAGATAGCCGTTTCGAATTTGAGCTTCAGCTAATCCATTTAGTTGTTATTCAAAAAGCAAGAAACCCACTTCGGTGGGTTTTTTGTTGGTTGACAAATATATAGAACTCACTTATACTAAATAACAATATGAACAAATACGAAAAATGGTATAATCAAATCACTGTTCGCGGTCAAACCCGTGTCACAGATCAACGTACAGAATCGCACCACATTATACCTAAATGCTTAGGTGGCAGTGACGATGCTAGTAATCTAACCAATATCACATTACGAGAACATTTTATATGTCATTGGTTGCTGACAAAAATACATCAAGGTAAGCACCGTCATCAGCTACTTAAAGCATTATGGATGATGAGAGCCGAGAATCAAAATCAAAAACGATACAATACTAAAATAACATCAAGAGTATATGCCACTCTCAAAGAAGAATATAGCATGTTGCAAAGTCAAAGAGTAACAGGTGAAAACAATCCTATGTGGGGGAAAACACAAAGTGAAAAAGCTCGAGCACTAATTAGCCAAAAGAATACAGGGAAAAAGTTAACAGAAGAACAAATAGCAAAACAAATAGCTGCTCAGACTGGCCGTAAGAGAAAAACATTTTCAGATGAATGGCTTGATAATATGTCAAAGAATCATAAAAGTAAACAGCCAGATTTTGATGGATCGTTAAAGGAAGAAACTAAGAAAAAAATTGGCGACAAGATTCGAGGACGCAAGCAAACAGATGAAGAAAAAGCAAGGCGCAGTGCTGCAAACTTGGGAAAAGTTAGACTTAAAAAACTGTGCCCACATTGCGATCAACAGATAGCTGTAAACACCTATCCCAGATTCCACGGAGACCTTTGCCGCCACCGTACATAAATACAGTATGGCCAATTCACCCCCACCCTACAGCAACATAACCGGCATTAGTCGTGCCGCAATGAAAGACAATGCCCAGATCACCTTGGCCAACTACGACGGCAACGCCAGACCTGGCGAACTGGTGGTGGATCAGACCACCACTGTGTTGTACATAGGCAATGCAGCAGGTGAACTCACAGCAGTGGCCACACCCGGCGGCGCAACAACCTGGGCCTTGCTGGACGACAAAACAGGTGCTGCAGGTCCCACTATCATAGCCCTGGGGCAAAATGCTGGATTTGATGGCCAGGACTCGGGAGCAGTAGCCATTGGATCAACTGCTGGACAAGGTGGCCAACAGTCAGCAGCCGTTGCAATTGGTCAAAATTCTGGTGGCAACACCACTCAAGGCTCAGGTGCTGTGGCCATTGGTATCTCAACTGGATTTGATGCTCAAGGCCAGTACGGAGTGGCCATTGGTGCTTTTACTGCAATGACTTTGCAAGGTGCTCGATCAGTGGCCATTGGACTCAGCAGCGGCCAAAGCAGCCAAGGTGCCAATTCTGTGGCCATGGGTCAATATGCCGGCAACGAAACACAAGGTGTCAGTTCTGTGGCCATTGGCAACAATGCTGGTTATACTGGTCAAGGCATCAGTTCTGTGGCCATTGGCGACGGTGCTGGCGAGACCAATCAAGGCAATCAAAGTGTTGCCATTGGACAAAATGCCGGTGCTGCTCAGGGATCAACAGCAGTGGCCATTGGACAAAATGCTGGTGGCGGCGTTGCCTTGCAAAATGATGACGCAGTGGCCATTGGGCACGGTGCAGGCGAAAATGGTCAAGGCACACAGGCCATTGCTCATGGATTATATGCTGGACAGGTCACACAAGGTATCAACGCAGTGGCCATTGGTGCATACGCCGGGCAAACTGCGCAGGGCAACAATTCAATCATTATGAATGCCACAGGTGCTGCCCTAAATCAAACCACAGCCAACACATTCACTGTGAAACCTGTGCGCAACGGCGGATCCAGTGGATTACCTGCAGGATTTTTTCAAATGGCATACAATCCCACAACAGGTGAGATTGTTTACTACACCTGAGTTAAAATAAATACCCCACAATGAAAATCAATCAAATTGTCAACGAGGAAAGTCACATAGATCCAGATATCATTGCTGCTCTCAAGAAAAAAGGTTACAAACCAAAAGGTCGTGGGGATGATGCAGTTGCATTTGTAGAACCCGGCACAGGACAAATTCTCAAAATATTTGGAACTGGCGACGGAGCAGATGTTACAAAAAAAGCTGGCCAGCAACAGACCAATTTTAATGAACATCAAAAGATGGCAATTTACTGGGCCAAGTATTGCGCCGCAAATTCTGGTAATAAATTTCTACCAAAGTTTTCAGGGATTGAGAGCTTTCATTGGGGCAGTGCTGTGTATCTACAGATTCGTCAAGAAAGATTATATGACTTGGAAAAAGATCAAAAAAGAACGATAGAATCCATGGCCATGCAGGCCCGGCGCAAAGTTCCGTTTGACACCATGGATCAAAAGTACACCAATAATCATTATGCTGACACCAGAGCAGCATGGAAACAAATAAAAGACAAAATAGACAACAAAGATCTCAGATTGTTCTATCAGACCATGATAGATATTGCCAATATCGGGGATCAAAAAAACTGGGCCTACGATCTTCACGGTGACAACATAATGATGCGTCGAGATGGCACACCAGTTATACTTGATCCCTGGGCTCTGTAAACAAGCAGTATCAGTGATAAATAAACAAACCGATCAAGGATCTTTCCAATGACTATCAAACCTGTGCTAGTGCCCGACCATAACGCAGCTGACCTGCGTGACCTAATGAACCGATTCAGCACAGCAGCCCAATCAGCCACGCCGGCTGCACAAGCCAACCGAATAAGACAACAGCTAACTGAAAGCGCAGAACCGGGTGTGGCGGAAGCTCGTCCAGATGTCATGCGACATCGGGGTGATAAGACTGTGAAAATAGTCAAACGTGCGGGTAAACCCATTGGCGAGATTGGTACGGATGCAGAAGCCAGTCCCGGCAATGGTCAGTACTATGTCAAACTGTACGACGGCAGCTACGATGCTGTGGGATACGACACAGCTGAAGAAGCCTTAGCAGAATTAAAGGCAGCCATTAAACAAGGTGTGGCGGAAGGTGGGCGTCTGGACATGAGCAGCCCAGAAGAGAAAGCAGCCCGTAAAGCATACATCAAGGCACACGGACATCCCCCACCGCTGACTCCAGACAGCGTGGTGGCCAAATATAACCCTGAGAATGATAAAAAAGTCAGAGACTATTATCTCAGAAGAAAAGGAATTCCACAAGACAAGCTGGACAAGATGAAGGAAGATGGTGTGGCTGAAGGCGAAAAGCCAGAGTATCAAAAACTATTAAAACAAATAAAACAAAACGCTAAGAATGACCCAAATAGAATTCCTAGAGGTTATGAACTGACTGACCACGGCATGCTAGTAAAAAAACATAAGACCGAAAAGTCAAACGATGGTGTAGGCGGATTAGGGGAAGGCATGGTGGAAGGGACATTTCAAGATGATGGCAAGATGGATTGGAATGCATGGAAACAGAAAGCAAAAAAACACGGTGCAGTAAAGTTTACTGATACTGATAATAAGACTATTGCTTATGATAAAGATGGCAAAGTAGTCAGTTCTATAACCTGGTCGCAAAAGAAGTCAGGTATGGCGGAAGCAACTGGTGACACATCATTTGATTCAATGATGGGAAACATAGTCAAAGGTGCTAGATACAAGGGTGCCGCAGCTGATCAACGTGCCGATGCAGCATACAGTGGCATGATGAACAATATTACTAAAAATGCTGCTGATGTTGCAAAACCATCTGCTGACTCTAAGTTTGAACAAGTGTATAGCGCAGTAGAGAGAATACTTTTATCTAATAATGTTCATTGGGATATAGATGACGACATTTCGGACGCTCTTAAAAAGTTAAAAATCAAAGCATCGGACGCTCTCATGCAAAAACTTGAGAGAGAACTTATTAATCGTGTATCGGATGCGCTACAATATTATGATGATGGTGATTTAGCAGAGTCAGGTGTGGCGGAAGGATCAGAAAACAATCCAGTGGTCAATGCCATCACACGCAGAATTATGATGCAACGTTCAGACTTGTTGAGCAAGTACGGTCCAGAAAAGGTTGGGCAAGCTGTCGATGAAGTTGCTGACTTTGTGGGCAATGTGGAAGAAATTGGATCCAGCGATGTATCAGGTTGGGTTCGTCATGTGGAACAAATGTTGGGCAACATGGAGCAAGATGTAGCAGAAGAAGCAGCAGCGCCAACATTCAAGCCCGGAGATCGTGTGATGTATGCTGGTAAATTTGCCACTGTTGTTGCACAAGATGGTGATGCGTATGGTATTCGTGTTGACGCACAACCAGGAACAATGAAGGTTCTGGCTAGCCAAATCAAGAAACCCAGCTACGACGAAAGTGTTGCCGAGTCAATTGACCCTATAGAACAGCTTCGTGCAGATATTCGACGTTTTGCACTGTAAGAAAACGGCCCCGCAAGGGGCTTTTTGTTCTCTATAAATAAAGCATGCCCACATTCGTCACACCCTACTCTGGTTCAGCAGAACTCACAGCCAACACTGGATTAACAGTTGTCGACGCTGGCCTCTGGCGATACAGTCAAGCCGGTTACAACGACGGTGCTACTTTTGGACTCAGCTTAGGTCATCCCAATCCTTTATCTGGTGGTCTCTTGCACTTACGAGCAATAAATTGGACAATAGCAGTGATTGGAAATCAACTCACTGCTTACACTGATCCCGACACTGGTCAAACATATCCGTCAGCTGCTTGTAGAATTACCGTGGCCGGATCTTGGTCAGTGATTCGACAGCCCAACAGCAACAGCTACAATAGTTTTGGTGTCAGCTGGGTGGGAACAACTGAAACAGATCTGGGCGGTCGAGAAATGAACCCTTACTTGTTAAGCTACAACAGTCCTGTAGCACAGTACGTGATACAAGGGTCAGCAGTGTCAGGCGGTGCGCAAAATACATTTAGCAGTCGTGTGTTTGAATGTAGAGCCACAGAATCTGCCACCAGCGACAACAGCAATCGTGAGTTCCAAAGCAATACCATTACAAGACCAGTTTGGATTTATAACTATTCCAAGAGTTGGCAAACAGCAGCTTAAACTGCTGGTATATAATAACAAGATTGCAACTAAATAAATCATACAACGCAAATGGTTGCGTTTTATGCGGTACCCCACCGCGTAAGGCCTAGAACGCCTAACTTTTAAAGGAAAAGAAAAAATGGGTCGCCCACTAAAAATTAAAAAGAGTACAACCAAAGACATTGGTTTCAATGCTTGGGATCAGCTGACTAATCCAGTATATCCTGCTACATTCAACACAGACCAGTATCTTGGTGTGGTTGGTGGTGAAGGCAACGGCGGTGGTGTTGCTACTGCAGCATATCCTGTTGTCAAGTGCAGAGTTTTCATCACAGGACAAAGTGAAGAAGATGGTTGGATCGTTCGCCAAAAAGGCACAAGAAAGTATCTGGTTGAAGGTGCCAGTTCAGGTGCACAAGGCGTTTGCGTTTTGGCCAACGAAGCACAAGGCGTAATAACAGAAGGCAACATGAACATCAGCTTTGCCTTAGACGCAGACAGTTCCGAAGTTCTGATCAGCAAACTCACAAACAAGTATGCATATGACTTTACCGGCGGTGAAGTTGGTGGTGCAGCCGCTGGTGGCTTTGCGCAGAACCTGGTACAGCAGAACATTCGTTATGCAGCCAACTTCTTCACAGACGAAGGCACAGAAATCAAGTCCGGTACTACAGGACAAGACAATACTGCTACACAGCAGAACCTGTTGAGCCTGGTAATTGTAGAAAACTACACTTCGTAATTTTTATATTACCTAGGAACCCCTCAGCTACATACTGAGGGGATTTTTTTATGGCTGCTTTTGTATTAGGGAACGGTGTAAGCCGTAGTCACATTGACGTAGATCAGTTGTTGCGTGTTGGACCTGTATACGGGTGTAATGCTCTGTATCGAACACACACGCCCACTGTTTTGGTCAGCACAGATCGGCCCATCAGTGCGGCTATTCAAGCAGCAGGCTACCCATCTAGAAATAGATTTTATACTCGTCGTCCAGAAAATGGCACCGGAGCACAACCTGTTCCGCAAAAGTATCGAGGATTCAGTAGTGGTCCCATTGCTGCTGGCATTGCAGCCGAGGATGGCAACACCATAATTTATCTGCTGGGGTTTGATTTAGGCCCCAACTCCACTGGAAATTTCAACAATGTGTATGCCGGCACAGAATTTTATAAACCCACCACAGCTCTGCCAACTTACACAGGAAACTGGATCCGTCAGTTGATAACAGTCACAACTGACTATCCAAATCGGCAATTTATACGGGTACATGGCGACACAACTGCATCTATTGCAGAATTTTCCAAAATCAACAACCTCAGCAGTGTCACAATTGCAGACTTTGTTGACCGCATAAATACTCCAAAGGATTTATAACTCATGCCCAACTGCATATTTGAAACAGTCAACCAAGGCAATCAGCTGACGCTTTCGTGCACCGTGTTTTTATTGCTAAATAAGGAACGAGGGCAATAGATGGCAACCTATAAGAGAATCAAAGGCAATTATACAATATCAACGCTGGATCCCGGCGATAAAATCATTCTGGATTCTGATGTTGAAATTACCGGCAACGTAACTGGCAATATCACAGCTGGTAATATCACAGCTGACGTTATCACTGCCACCTACTACCTCGGCGACGGGCAATTTTTAAGCAACGTCACTGCCAATGTTGGTGCAGCCACAATATTACAAAACGGAACTTCAAACGTTTCTATTCCTCAACTCAACGGAAATGTTCTAGTAGGAGTCAACGGACTGGGTAATACAGTGGTGTTTTCTACAACAGGAGCCAATATTACAGTGGGAACTGTATCTACCAGCAACATTACTGGTGCATTGATTATCGATGGTGGCGCCGGAGTGGCAGGAAATATCTATGCTGATGCAATGTATGCTAACAATTTAGCAGTGTTAGATGTGGAATCTGTCATTGACGGCGGAACCTACTAGAGAAAAGGCAAGATATGGCAAATACGATTTTACTTAAACAAAGTGCTGTAGGTAACGCTGTTCCTGAACTTGCTGATCTCCAGTTAGGCGAAGTAGCAATCAACACCTATGACGCTAGACTGTACGCTATACAACAACAAGGCGCATCCGAAGAAGTTGTTGACTTAACAGCAGCCACTCCCATCACCAACACACTGTTTGTACAAACAACCGGAAACAACGACAACCTGGGCACAAGCTGGGCAGAATCGTTTGCCACTATTGAACGAGCAGTCGAAGTTGCCGAAGAAAGACGAGTAGCTGGTGCCACAATCACTTTGATCGAAGTGGGTGCCGGAGTATATGTTACAGAAGGGCATATAGATTTCCCAGACAACACAGTTATTAGATGTGCGCATAGAAGTGTTGCTATTCGTCCTGCAGCAGGATACGAAGAACGAAATGTGTTTCGAATAGGATCGGGTTGTTTTGTTGAAGGTTTTTTGTTTGAAAACTGGAGATTAGACAGTTTAACCGATCCATCAGAGGGATTTGCTATATCATTCAGACCAGGTGCTATAATTAATCGTGTACCATATGCTCATAAAATTGCTGTTAGAACAAATCCCTACTGGACAACTGTTCCTCCGCCGCTGGACAGAGATGCAGAGCCAGAACCCAACCCCCTGGTTGGTATAGGAGCCGGTGTTGCACTAGCAGACGGTAACGTGTGTTCACAATACAGTGTTTTCCCCAACATAATGACATGGGGTGCAACCCCAGTGTCGCAAAACGGCATAGGATATTGCGCCAAAAAAGGTGGGCTGATCAACGCAGTTAACGCAGTCAGTTTATGGGCTCACAAGCATTTTCTTGCCTTAGACGGCGGACAAATTGTTCTTTCTGCTTGTAGCACACAGTTTGGTGATTACACCATGTGGGCAGAAGGATCACGACCAATTGTTGACCCAACAGAAACAACAGGTGTAACTTTAGTGATAGATCTCACAGCCGAAGCAGCAATTGAAGCAGCACAAACCACAATAATCAACAACATGTGGACGGCATTAAGCACCACAGTTGATCCGGCCACGGGCCAGGTCTATACCTTTGGATGGGATGCCGAGGACGAAGCTTACACACGTCTAGATGCTGCTAATTTTTTGCAGTGTATAAGATGGGTTCTGGAGTCAGCTGATGAGCTGCCCATGTTGAATTTTGCTGAAGGTCTTTTCAATGTCGAAGGCAACAAAGTATATTCTCCCGATAAAGAAGATGCTTTTATATTTTCTTTCGACAACATGCGCGATCAAATGACAGCACTGGCAGGTGTCGGCACACAGTCTGATTTGATTATCACGGCGCTGGTCACTGCCTTGGAAGAAACATTAACCAACACAGTTTTTCAAACTCAACCATCCACTATCACTGCAATTGGACACACCTGGACTGGTGTTTTGTCTGGTGTGGCATTGACCAAAATTCCGCCTGTCAGAAACGAAGGCCTCATTGAAGAAAGTATTGTGGAACTTGATGATGGCGTAGTTATTGCCAGCGGGCAGGATGATCAAGGCAACGCTATATTTGTCGGCGGCATGAAGATCAGTGCCGACACAGGCGAATTGTCTGGACCACCGTTTGAACAAGCAGTTAACCGTATTGCCACTAAAGCAGCTATTGCAAGGAGCTTTTAATAATGCCTAGAATATATTGTCGTACACCGTCTACTGGAAAACCGTTGAATCTCATTTATCCAAATGTAACAACTTCCTATGCAACTATTCCTCTTGCAAATGCTCCGGATTATTCGGTGCCAGATCCTTCTGAAGTTTATTCCGAAAGAGATCCTGACTTTCCCAGCAGAGCAATAATACCAGGAGAAATATTTTTCCTTACTCCGCTGTCGGCAGTTAACAAAAGTGATGCAGAACAATGGGTAGAAGTAATTCTTCTTACACAGGATGGCACGACTGTTGCTGTTGGACGAGCTGTTATTCCTGCAAGAGACACTGCATATATTCCCTTGCAGGGTCGTAGCTTGCTCAAAACTGCCACTGAGGAACCTGCTGATGGCGACAGATTGCGAGTTCGTGCCAGTGCTGTTGATGTGATTGATGTATGGGTTGCAGCAGATGAATCACCTGCCAGCCAGAACATAGGTGTCTTTACACCGGTGGTGCCATAATGGCTAAACTGTTATCAAACCGAGTCCAAACAACTCCACCCGCTGATGCTGAACCAGATCGCACAGACTGGCTGGCACCGCAGGATGCAGAACCCAACTTAGGTGTTCCTGGAGCCAGCGGGCAAATTTTAGCATCGGGTGCTGATGGTTCTCGTTACTGGGTAGATCCAGGCGCAGGTGCAACTGGACCACAGGGCCCACAAGGACCGCGTGGACCACAAGGTCCCACAGGATCAACAGGTGCAACTGGACTCACTGGAGCAACAGGGTTTGAAGGGGCAACAGGATTTAGTGGGGCAACAGGATTCGAGGGGGCAACTGGAGCAACAGGATTTGAGGGGGCAACTGGATTCAGTGGTGCTACCGGACTAAATGGTTCTACTGGTGCAACCGGAACGGGTGGTGCCACCGGCGCCACCGGACTTCAAGGTGCAACTGGAATAGCTGGTTCAAATGGACTCGACGGAGCCACCGGAATTACCGGGGCAACTGGTGATATTGGCCAAACTGGAGCTACTGGGTTAGATGGAGCTACCGGAGCAGGTGCCACTGGAGCTACTGGGTTAGATGGAGCAACTGGAGCAGGCGCCACTGGCGCCACCGGTCCACAAGGCCCACAAGGCCCAGCAGGCTCAGGAGCTACTGGTTTTGATGGAGCTACAGGTGCAACTGGAGCAGGTGCCACAGGTGCCACAGGACCACAAGGACCACGCGGGCCACAAGGAGTAAATGGATTTGTTGGAACTACTGGAGCTACAGGATCAGAAGGACCACAAGGACCCACTGGACCCACAGGACCACAAGGACCCACAGGACCCACAGGACCACAAGGACCTGCTGGAACTTCTGTGACCATTATCGGATCAGTACCTGATGTTAATGTAGTACCACCTGGTAATCCTCAGACCACACTAAATGCTGCTTTTCCTGGTGCAATAGCCGGGAATGGTGTTATTGATACAGCCACTGGTAATTTATGGGTATACGACGGAGCTCTTTGGGAAAATGTGGGTCAAATCACAGGTCCGCAAGGAGCTACTGGTGTTAACGGTCTTACAGGTGCAACTGGCCTAACTGGTACTACTGGACTAGAAGGATCAACGGGCCCACAAGGACCACGCGGTCCTCAGGGATTCTTCGGATCTACCGGACCAGATGGAGCCACTGGAGCTACTGGTTTTGATGGATCTACAGGTGCAACTGGAGCAGGTGCCACTGGTGCTACAGGACCACAAGGACCACAAGGACCAGCAGGTGCAGGTAGTACAGTACCGGGACCACAAGGACCACAAGGACCACAAGGACCCATTGGACCGCAAGGACCCACAGGACCCATCGGACCCATTGGACCACAAGGACCACGTGGACCACAAGGACCACAAGGACCACAAGGACCACAAGGACCCATTGGACCACAAGGACCACAAGGACCCATTGGACTAACAGGTGCAGGTGCTACCGGAGCAACCGGACCACAAGGACCACAAGGATCAGAAGGACCACAAGGACCCACAGGACCACAAGGACCACGTGGACCACAAGGACCCATTGGGTTAACTGGACCACAAGGACCCACAGGACCGCAAGGACCCACAGGACCACAAGGACCACAAGGACCACAAGGACCACAAGGTTCTACAGGCTCAGGAGCTACTGGAGCAACAGGACCACAAGGACCACGCGGACCACAAGGTGAAGGTGCTACCGGAGCAACTGGACCACAAGGACCACAAGGACCACAAGGACCCATTGGACTAACAGGTGCAGGTGCCACTGGAGCAACAGGACCACAAGGACCACAAGGACCACGTGGACCACAAGGTGAAGGTGCCACCGGAGCAACAGGACCACAAGGACCACAAGGACCCATTGGACCAACAGGTGCAGGAGCCACTGGAGCAACAGGACCACAAGGACCACAAGGACCACAAGGTTCTACAGGTGCAGGAGCCACTGGAGCAACAGGACCACAAGGACCACAAGGACCACAAGGACCCATTGGCCCAACAGGTGCAGGAGCTACCGGAGCAACTGGTTTAACAGGATCCACTGGACCACGTGGACCACAAGGACCACAAGGACCCATTGGACCCATTGGACCACAAGGACCACAAGGACCAACAGGTGCAGGAGCCACTGGAGCAACAGGACCACAGGGACCGCAAGGACCACAAGGACCACAAGGTGCAGGTAGTACAGTACCAGGACCACAAGGACCACAAGGACCACAAGGACCCATTGGACCACAAGGACCACAAGGACCAACAGGTGCAGGAGCCACTGGAGCAACAGGACCACAGGGACCGCAAGGACCGCAAG